GGTTGCTCTGGTGTTCCTGGTTGCTCTGGTGTTCCTGGTTGCTCTGGTGTTCCACCACCCGACTTACCAAACATTCCACCAATTGCTGCTCCAGCCATACCTGCTAATTTTTTTCCAGTACTTGCATTAGGATCTGATCTTGTTTTTTGTGCTAAGCCTGGTGTTTTACCAGACATATAATCTTTTGCTCTACCTATAATGCCTTTTGTCAACGGAGTACCGTCTCCGTTTCTGGCATACTGTTTCATTAACTCTTGTTGCATTGCACCTTGTGCAGGTCTACCTATTTCATCTTTCCAAGCTGTGCCGTCAAATGTAAATTTAATTTTATTAACTGTGGCTGTCTTTCCTGCTTTCAATTCTGGTAAGTTTGAATCGTCTGCTGGTGCCGGTGTTGCTCCACCTTTTGCTTGTTGAACACCTTGTTGTATAGAACCCTGTCCACCTGCAGAACCCCCTGTAGGACCGCTTGTAGTGCCCTGTGCGCCTGTTTGTTGTCCTCCGGCACCTTGTGCACCACCTTGAGGTTGATCAGGCTGTGTGCCGCCCTGTGGTTGTTCTGGTTGTTCTGGTTGTTCACCACCTGCTTGTGGTTGTTCTGGTTGTTCACCACCTGCTTGTGGTTGTTCTTCTGGTTCTGGCTTTGCTGTAGGTGCAGTTGGTGCTGGTAACTCAGGTCCTGCTGTTGCAATATCCTCTGGTTCCATGCCACCCTGTGCTAATATGTTTGCAATCGATTGAGAATCAGTTGGCTTCTTAGCCTTGTTCCATAATGCTGTAAGTTTTTTAACAGTAATGCTATTACCTAACTCTTTGCCTGTTTCTTTTGCTTTGCCTACTAATGCTCCACCTACTTTCTTAGCGGCTCCACCAACTACTGCGGCTGCTTTAGCGGCTCCACGTTTAATGTCTGCTATTCCAATTTCATTTACTAGTTGTTGTTCTGCTTCATTTAGTGGTATGCCGGATAAGTGCTTAGTGTAAAGTAAATCGTAATCAATACTTTCTGCTTTAGGTTTCTCTTCTGCTTCTGGTTCTGCTTTCTTTCCAGGTATTGTTGCGGCTGTTGCAGCACCTTGGCCTAATGCTGATGCTATGTCAGTAATTTTTGCCATCTTAGCAACATCTTTTGCAGCATCACCTGTTAAGGATGCTATTTCTGCTTGTAGCGATGGATCTACTAACGCTGCTTGACCTGCATCAATGATAGCATTAGATGCTTCTATGCCTGCGTTTTTGATTTGCATTAGTGTTGCTTGATCAGTAGTTGCTTTAATTTGTTCAAGATAGTTATATGCTTTTGCTGTTTGCTGTACTGCTTCATCGCTAAATGTATCAAATGAACGTGCTGCATCTTTTAATGCATTGTATTGTTCATACTGATCTGTGGTCATTATAACATTGCCACTAAAATAATTTCCTGTAGTACCTGTGGACGATACAGATATTTCTGCAGAACCATTTGGGAATGTTTGATTCCATAATTCTTTTGCTGGTCCGCCCTGTGCTATAGCTTCACGTGAGAACTCATCCACTGTTGCATCTTGTAATGATTGAGTAGCAGCCGCTAAATCTGATTCGACACCACTAGAGAACATATCTTTTAGCTCTGCACCTAGGAATTCAAATGCTTTACCTGCTAAGAAACCAGCAACTGCTGTCTTGGCACCTTTGCCTACTGCTGTTGAAAGTTTATCACCTGCTAGTAAATCATTACCTAACCTTAAAACAAAACCTGCCGCGGCACCGCCTGCTGGGCCAGCACCAAATGCTGCTGCTGTTGTTAGTAGTGCTATTAAGAATTTTGTTTTACCTGGATTGTCCTTGGCTGCTTCTGCCATCTTAGCAATAGCTTTGTTAACTTTAGAATCTTTGCCACCTAGTTTAGTGTTTAAATCTAGTTTTGCTTTTTCAAATGCTGCATCTAATCCTTTAACCGGTGCAGTATCTTGTATCATTGCTCCAAGTTCATTAACCTTAGCATTGATCTTTTTCATTACATCGGCAGCTACTTTGACGCCACCGACAACTGCTTTACCTGCGTCTTGTGCCGCAAGTCCTGCTTGTCCTAATTTTGTTTTGTACTTACCTGAGTCAACTGCAACTTTTTCTGCATTGCCAAAGATTGCTGTAATCTGATCTGCTGTGAGTTCAGCTTCTGCTAAACTTTGATATTCTTCTAGTAAAGGCCAAAGTTCTTTTTCCCATCTATTAACGTAGGCTTTAGTATCTTCGTCTAGTTGTTGCCAAACCCCTTCAGTTAAAATCTGATGACTTTTGCTTTCGTATAGGTTTAATCTGGTGTTAAGTGAATCACGTAATATCATTCTTTTCTTCCCGTTGGCTCTCTTTAATTACTTTTTTTATGCCACGGGAGAATTTAGAAGAATCTTTAGCACGAATGCTATTGACTATGCGATTAGTTAAATCTTTTGCCTGTGCCTCACTGTAATTTTCTTCAATTCGTTCAATTAAATGTATTACACTTTCGATAAGGTGTTCGCCACGGTTTTCAACCGCATGATTCCTGTCTCTGTCTACAGAAATAAGATTTAATTCTTCTATTATACTGCGAGTTTTACGCACATTACGCTCCTGTTAATAGGCTTAACACTATTTATCAATTAGAAGTCGTCATTCTTGCGTAAAAAGTCGACCATATTAAGTGCTTGTCCTACAGTGTCTTGTGCTTCTGGCTCTTCTGCTTTAATGCTACTGTTTCTCTTTAATTGATCAACTAAACTGTTAGTACTCATTGTTAGTGAATCTTCATCACCCTCTTCTAAATCTTCAATTCTTAATGTATCTGTATCAAACTTTAGATCAACTTTACTACCAACACCTGCACTACTACGAGTTTTCATAAATTGTATTTGATATCTGCCTCGTTCTCGCATAGCATTACTTGAAAATATACCAATAACGTTATCTGCTGTATTCACTTTACTAATACCACCTGCAATATGGCTGTGATCATATTCTACTTCTTCTACAGCACTTCTTCCTAACTGCGATGCTGTTGCATGTAGTATATCACGCTCTACTGCTAAGTTACGCAACTCTTCTGAAATGTATTTGTCTTTAACAAACAAGTTTTCTGCTGATATTTTAGCACTAATGGGCATCATTAAGTCCAAGTAATCTACTAACAAGCAATCTACTTTTTCTCCACACTCAATTTCATACTCTCGTAAAAATACTCTAATGTCATTTGCGTTAATACCACTAGGCATTTGCTTAACACGAAGTTTGCCAGCACCTTTTGCTTTCATTCTCACACGAAGATCAACATCATCGATGTTTTTCATAACGTCTCTAGTACCGTAACCACTTACCATTGCGTCTAAACGCATACTAATAAGTTGTTCACTAAGCTCTAAACTAATGTAAACACAATTAAGTCCTGCTAGTACCCAATTAACTGCTAAGTTTTGCAAGAACAAACTCTTTCCGCCACCACTTGGGGCAGCAAATATATTAATCTCGCCTCTATTCATGCCGCCATATAACTTTTGATCGACTCCTTTCCATCCACTACTAGTTGCACCTGCTTGTTGCTTGATCCACTCTAGTCTTTCTTTGGGATTTTCAAAGTAATCTAATCCTAAATCTTTCACAAGACCTGTTTGTACTGCTTTTTTAATTTTTTCTTCTACTGTGCCATAGTCTTGATTCTCTAACAAGTCTGTGCTTTCAATAATTGCTGCTTCAAGTGCTTTATGTCTACAGAATGTTTCAAACTCACGCAAGAACCAGTTGTGATGATCTGGTGTTATATTTTCAATAGGTAGTAAATCAATTCCTCCCACTGCTTGTATTTGCTCTAGAGCAGGAATAGAATTAAATTCAGTGCTGTGATTTTGTAATAATTCAACTGAAGGACGAAACTTTCTATTAAAGAATTCAGGTTCAACAATGTTCTGACATCTTGAGAACAATGAAGGATCACTAATCAAAAACCTCAAAAACATTTCTTGTACTTCTTCGTTGTAATCTTTTATATCCATTATAGCATTCTCATCTTTACTTGTGATTTAATCTTATTATCTGTTGCGTACTTAATTATACTTGCAACTGTTAAAAGTCGACCATATCTGGCGACTGCATCTGCGGCATCCTTAACATCAACGTGCCAAGGTGGGAAACTTATTTCCCAATCTAATTCAAGTGCCTGTTCAATTAGTTCTTTACCTGCTGTATCTCTGTCAGGACATACTATAACACGTTTGCCTAGCCTGTCAATCAAGTGTGCTTGTTCAGGCGTTATAGTATTACCTAGTATGCTAACACCATCTACTAGTATTGCATCAAATACACCTTCTGTTACAATAACTATTTCTCTTTCACTGTCAGCAAATGCATCTACATTAAACACATAACCTGGTTGTAGTTTGTGTAAGTACTTTGGTGTTTGTTTATCAGGTGGTGCAATATGTCTTCCTGTCCAGCCTACAATCTCATTATTGTATGTAAAAGGCACAATAACTCTTTTCTTGTTTGCTATATCATTAAAATGTAGCAAAGGATATATGCCTAACAAGCCACGTTGCCTAGCATACTCTTTTAGTGCATTACCATCTTCTAAACTATCAATTGTTTGCACATTCTCTGGCAATTCTACTGTGTCAAACTTGCTTAAATTGTAAACATAGTTAGTACCTTCAGACTCTTGTAAGTCATCACTGAATTTTAACATCTCTACTTGTACAGCATGTACGTCAGCAGTAGTGGCGCCTAGTCTCATAGCCAAGTCTTTGTACTTCTTGCCCATATAAGGATTAGGAGACCAACCTGTCTTGTGTCCACAGTTAAAGCAATTGAAACTAATCTTAGCACCATTAGAAATAATACCTGCACGTTTACGATTGTCACTACACACAGGACAATCAAATGTAACCCAGCCACTAGGTGTCTTGTTACTACGCACAGGAATATTATCTACTAATAATCTATGTACTTGTTCAACTACAGAATCCACACTCATAGGCATATTATAACAGAGTTAAATATCAAAGTCAAATAGAATTTAGTTTCTAATGTGAATATTGGAAATAGTGCTGTTAGCATCATCAGGGTAACTAATAACTCTTACCCAGTTACAATTTACTGCAAACGTTTTATGCATAATATCAGATGTGCCGGCTACTGCAACATTACTAACTACGTCAAACCAATCACTATGTTGGTCATCACCTTGTGGTGTAGTGTGCATACAACTTGCTTGTATTTTAATATTGCCAGTATAAGTTGAATGATATACTGCAACACTGTGTTGAGCATTTTTAAAGTTGCTATCCAAGTTACCAAAGAATGCAGTTGAAACAAATACATTGTTACTTGGCTCTGTCATTGTTGTATTAAACTGTGTAGGGATAGGATCTAGTACTGCCTGTTCAGATATTTCTATGTCTAATGCAACGTCATTGTTCTGATTTGAATATACCGGAAGGTCTGTGCCTTCTGCATTAGTTCTAGTTACATATAGTCTGTATAATCCTGCGTCAACGTCTTGTAGGTCACCTTCTGTTAAATGTAATTTTACCATTCCAGCATCACTAGTTACTTCAATTCTTTTAGATAGCAAACGTTTACGAGTTGCTGGGTTCACAATGTATGCAACAACCTCATCTGTAAATACAGGTTGTAGTTTTCTATCACGATTTCTAATATTAAAGTTAATTGTATTAGATAATCCTTTGTGTGCTATTATTGATTTATTGTTCATTGGTTTGTTATCCACATATAAGTTGTCGGCGGTAATTACGAGATCAATTGAATCTTCGTATAAAAACAGTCTGTTATTGGCAGGATTCATATAATATATACCTTTCTATTACAGTATTTATCTATCTGTTAGGTAAATATCGTTATGCAAGAAATCGACCAAGAACAATTTCCTTTTATTACTGGAATAACTTACGCAAAGTCAGAATATTATGGGATAGTTGTTAACTACGATAACACCATACTAACTATGTACGACCTATCAAAAATGCCAGACAAAGAAACTAGAAGTTTGTTTGTTACCTTAGGGGAGACATGGTGGTGGGAATCTAATCGCATACTACCAATTGATGTATTCTTACATCACGAAATGAAGCCATTCCAAAAGTACTTAACCACAATGGTTATGAAAGACGTTGAGCATTTATTTGGTCCTATGACTACGTTACAGAATATGTTAAAGAAACGTATTAAACGTCGTGGGATTCAATTGCAAAACATGAAACGTTTAGACTAAATTTCGCAAAGCCTATTTAACTGTACCACAATTGCTGTAGCAAAGGCAATAGCATGAGCTTTCTTAAAGTAGTACTCACCTGTTTCAGGTTTTATCCAAACAGTCTTTTCTATCTCATCGAAACTCTTACCTAATAGATGTTTCTTGCCTGGTCTTATAATAGCAAGTATCATTGCTAGTTGCTCGATACTTGTAGGCTTGTAGTCTTGTAGCACATTTAGATAGTTGCTTACATGATATAACTTTGATACTACTTCTCTGTGTTCTAACAACTCCCATACTGGGGTCATTGCAAGTAGTTTATTAAGATGTGCTTCGTCTACAATATCGGAATACACACTGTTATTAAGAAAGTCTACTTTGAACCAACCTTCTTGTTCTGCTTGTTTGTGATCTATTGTGCTGTAACCT